CGTAGCGCCTCCTGCGTCCTTCGGCGCTGCGACCGGCCTCGTAGGGCGCGCTTCAGCGCACGGGAGGTGGCGATCCCGGTTCGCATCTCGCGAGTTGGTCTGTCGCCTCCCGTGCGCTGAAGCGCGCCCTACATGCGCTGCGCAGTCGAGCAGGACCGGGGCTGGAGACAGTCCTGGGTGTGGGATGTGAGATGCAGACGATCACAGCTTTCTAGAATCCCCCACGCCGATCACCCATTCCCGGAATCACCCCCGCCGTTCCGATCTCATCTGTCAGATCCCTGACCAGCTCGCCCCCGGGTGATCTGCCTCCATCTGCTGCCACGCGAACGCGTCGTCAAAGTACCCGAACTCCCAGCCGCCGGCGATGCGCTCGAAGCAGTACGGCGCCATGTGCCCCGCCAAAGCGACCCCCATGTCGACCTGCGTGAACGCACCGTCCGGATCGTCGCGGTACCACAGATAGTGATGCCACGGCCCGCCCGGGCTCGTGTTCTCTCCGCACACCACCTGTGTGCCCGATCGGCCTTGCCAGAAGCCCAGGTGGACCACGCCCGTCGTGCCCGTCTGGAGCGCCGGGTCAAGCGTGTCCTCGCGGTGCACTTCCCAGGCCATTCCCAACAGGTCCGTGCTGCGCCACACCCAGAGCGTGTCGTCCGTGACCGCGATACACTCCCAGCGGCCGTCGGGTAACGGGTGCACCACAGGATCTTCGCGGCCGCTCGACACCGTCTCCTGAATGTAATCGCTGCCCGTGCCCGTCCAGATCGGCGGCTGCGGCATCCGCCAGCTCACCCCCGAACCCTCTGACCCAACGGCCACGCCCCACCGATCGGCCTGGCGGATCGCGTTGTGGTACTCACCCACCGCCGAAACCACGGCGCAGGCCACGGGCGTCTGATCCACATCGTGCTCGGTCACCGCTGGATTGGCCGTGTAGTTGGTCCAGGTCACACCAAGATCGTCGCTCCAGCTCTGGAACGTGTTGGTGATCGTCGGGTACCCCGTCCGCACGCCCGCGCAGTAGGCCCGCGGCCCGTCAACCGCCAGCAGAGGCCGCGTCTCGTAACCTGTTCCGGCGTTCGACGGCGTGCCCCAATCCGTGGCGCCGAACGGCCGAAACAACACCAGCACATCGCCCAACGACGGGTAGCTGCTGCCCGGCCAGTCGAACACCAGCCGCGACAGGATGTCATACCCCGCCGGCATCCGCACCGGGTTCACGCCTCGGTTGTACGTCGTGACCGCCATGCCTCACTCCAACACGTCGTCCCCGTCCAGCGCCGAATGATCCAGCATGAAATACGGCTCCCCGTCCTCGTTCGTCAGGCTCTCCGCCCCGCCCGCGCCCGTCCCGGCCCCGAACGCCAACGCTGCCTCGATCGCCCGCTCCTGCGACCGCTTCGTCTGCCGGTTGATGACCACGTTCGGCACCGCCTGCTCGTCGCGGATCGCCTCCAGCACCGCCTCCCGAATGACCTGCAGATCGCTACGCAACCTTCACCACCTCGTACCGGGTCAACCCCTGCCGGCCGTGCTTGTCCCAGGTCGTGCGCAGGCTCTCCAGCCGCCAGGTGCCCTCGCCGTCGATCGCCACCAGCTCGCCCGCCAGCAGCTCCGCCAGGAACACGCTCTTGAACTGGCTCTTCTGCCGCCGCAGATAGACCTGGTCGTAGATCTGGCGGCAGACCCAGTTGACCACCGCCTGCGTCGTAAGCCCCGCATCGATCACGATCAGCCGCTTCACGTCGCCGAAATATCGCGCGCTGCTCTCGTCGTTGATCGCGGGCCAATCCGTCGCCGTGGCGGCCAGCGGGTTGCCTGCCGGGTCGTAGCCGATCACCGTCACCTGGTTGAAGTACTCCTCCTCGTCCTCGTCGGGATCCCACTCCATGATCCGCGGATAGGTGCTCGTCCCGTGGGCCACGTGAACCAGCACCGGCAGCTCTTCCGCGGTCCGGCCGGTCTCCAAAACACCGATCGCCGGCGTCGTGAAGTAAAACGTCAGATCGTCGCCCCCGACCTGCACGATGCTGGTCGGCGCGTCCTCGATATAGAGCTTCCCGTCGGCCTTCCAGCGCATCAACTGGTCCGGCCCGAAGTGATCGTGCAGGTAGAGCAGCACGTCCTCGACGGTCTGCTCGGTGTTGAAGTCGAAGATCGGCCGATCGTCGCCCGCCTCCCTCGGCAGCTCGTACGCCCCGCCCGAGATGCTGTAATCGGCGCTGCTCAGCCCGGCCATGCTCAGCACGTCGGCGTAGGCCGCGCCCAGCGTCCAGCCGCCATACCCCGCGCCACCAGTCCACGGCGTGGTCTGCAGCCGCTTCCAACCGGTCTGCCCGACCACTTCGACATACTCGTTCCGCGTCGTCCGCCGGAACCCCAGATCGCCGGTGAAGAACACCGCCCGCTGCGTCCCGTTCGGCAGCCAGATCCCCTTCATGTTGCCCTTGTGGTAGGCGTCGAGCAGCCCGTCGGCGCCGCCCAGCGTGAAGCTCACCTGATGCTGCTTCGGGTCGCGTGACAGCTCTTCAACGATGCCATGCTCGGCCATCAACAGGCTGATCACGTCCGCGCTGCTCGACCCGTCCGACACGTAGACCGGCGCGAACCGCACCCGCACGCCGCCGACGTACAGGTTAGGGCCCGTCGCCAGCGCCAGGCTGCCCTCCACGCGGTAGTAGAACTGCGACGTCGGCGTGGTGCCGGGCACCGGCACGCCCAGCGTGGTGAGCACCTGCCCGGTCAGCGTCGCCCAGCTCGGCTGACTGGCCAGCAGCCCGATCGTCGGGCTCGCCGTCGAGCTGTGCAGCATCGTCATCACGGCGTGCTGCAGCCAGAAGCTGGTGTCGTGCCCCTCGAGGCTCAGACAGAACGCGGAGAAGCCGTCGCCGCTCACGGTCACCTGCCCGGCCTCGAGCGCCTGCCCCGTGCCCCAGCGCCCGCCGACCCACGCGCTAAAACCCTTGTCGGACCGCCAACGCCGCACGCAGAGCTGCTCGCCGACGCTGTAGACATGCAGCCAGAGCACCCCGTTGGTCCACTCGTCGTTCGACCACAGATCCCCGAACCGCACCAGCGATCCGGAGCTGCTCAGCGCCACCCGCCCGGCGTCCATCACCAGCCGGAACCGGTTGCTGAAGTCAACGGTGATGCTGTCCCGGCCGGCATAGTTGAGGAAGCCCAACAGGAAGCCTTGCCCGGACACCAGGCTGGTCGACGCGGTGATCGACCACGTCCCCGTCGCCGTCCGCGCCACGCCGGCGAGGTAGGTCGGCCCGGGCGCGACGAAGGCGTAGCTGGTCGCGAAGTTGCTCAGCGCGGGCCACGCCACGGCGCTGCCGAAGATTGTACGGGGGCAGGCGAAGCCGGTAAACGGCTCGATATCGAAGTCGCCGATCAGGTTCGCCCGCACGTCGCCGGGCACATGGGTGAACCCGAAACCGATCTCCGACGGTACATCTCGGGCGACTTTGAGGAGTAGCTGATGCGCCGGGGCTGGATCGGGCATCAGAAGGACTCCGCATTACGGCCGGTGAACAGGCCGGCCGCGGGGATCAAGGCGGGAGAATGGGCGTGGAACTGTGGAATCAGCCCTGGTTGGCACTTCTGGTGACGTTCGTTCTGGGCGCTGGCGGCATGTACCTCACGATGCGCAGTAGGGATCGCCGAGGCATTGCAACCGGACTGGTGGGCGGGCCCTGGCGACTGGTGGACCCGGGTACGCCTATTCGATTCACTGCCCAGATTGATGGCGAGGAACTTCCGGCGGAGAACCTCCGAATGGTCCAATACGGGATTGCTTGCATCCACAACCAGTCTGTGAGGCCGGTGCATGAAGTGAACCCGCTCGGTCTCCGAGCTGCCAAAGGCACTACCATCCATATGGTTCAGGTGGTCTCGGAGAGCCGGCCAGAGGTCATCGGCGTCCGTGTTGAGCCCGAGGATCATACTGACAAGGGAGCTTGGCGTCGCATCAAGTGGCGGATTCTGGAACCCGGCGATTGCTTCGATCTGCTTGTCATGTATGAGGGCGATGTCGGGGGCCCGCCGGTGATCGTTGGGGCCGTGGAAGGGCAGAAAGAGATCGCCGCGTTGCCGGTCATCCCGCCACCTAGCGTCCAACGAATAGCCTGGAAGATAAGCTTCGTTGGGCTCATGGTCAGCATTGGCTGTTTGCTGGCCCTCATGATTCGAGCATCGACCCTCCGGCCTCGCTTGTTCGTGGCTCCGACGCCAGACAATATGCTGTTCATCACAGCTAGCATGGCGGTCGGGGCAGTATGGGGTGCAATGAGCGTCCGCATGGCCACCATGCGCAGCCCTGAGGTACGACCGTGACCCTGCCAACCCTCACCTCCCCCTGATCGCGTCAGCAATTGACCGCACCAGCGCCCGGTCCCGATCCTCCACCGCGCGCCTGACGTCCCTCGTGATGTCCCCCGTCCGCGGCTCCCCAATCGCGTTCAGCATCCGCCCGAACGGGCTGCCCCCGCCACCGAAGAACCGCGCCGTGTTCAGGATGTTCTCGACTAGCGCCAGGTCCCCGCCCATCACCACGCGATCGGGCGAACTGCCTCCCCGGCCCTGATACTGCGCGCCGGGCCCCGAGTCCCTATTGCGGGCTTCCAGAGCGGCCTTGCGGTCCTTCAGAATATCGTTGACCATCTCCTGGGCCCCGAGCCGATCATGCCTGGCCAGCGTCTCGGCCTGCGCGAACTTCCGCCGCTCGACCTCGGCCTGCGCCGCCTGCTGCGCCACCGGGCTGGCCCCCATCAGCTCCAACCGCTCGGCATACGCCTCGGCCCACCGCACCGACGTGGCGGCGTTGTCGTCGAGCCGCTGGTTCTGCATCGCCAGCACGTCGTTGTAGGCATGGGCCGCGCCGATCAGGTCGCCGGTCGCCGCGAGCTGCTCCGCCTGCGCCCGCTTCGCGACTTCCTCCTGTTGCCGCAGCAGGTCGATCTGCTGCTCCGACATGCCCAGCAGCCGCGCCCGCTCCGTCGCCACCTCGGCCCAGGCGCTGGCCTCGTCGGTGATCTCCTTCGCTCGTTCGCGCTGGTCCCGGGCGACGTCGGCCTGCATCTGCGCGGCTTCAAGCTGCTTGCCCTGCTGTTGCAGCCCCGCCGCCTCGGCCAGCCGCGCCGCGTCGTAGGCCTCCTCGGCCGCCCGCTTGCCCGCTTCGTAGGCCGCGACTTCCTGCTCCGTCAGGTCGAGCAGTTGCGCCTTCACGCTCAGCAGATCGGCCGCGCCGAGTCCTGAGCCTGTCGAAGGGCCGATGCCATTCACCTCGGCCCGCTCCACCGCCATCTGACGCTGTTCGGTGATCTCGTGCCGGTAGCGCTGCTCCGCCTCGGTCCGCCGCTCGACCTGCTCTCGGCGCTCCTGCTCGATCCGGTTCAGTTCCGCCGCCGTGTTGAGCGTCGAGCCGATCACGCGATCCTCGGCCTGGGCCGCGGCGACCGCGCCGGCGTTGAGCTGTTGCTGAATCCGCCGCCGCTGCTCCCACAGCGCGTTGATCTCGGCCGCCGCGCGGTGCTCTTCATACGCCTTGTCGAGCTGCTGGTCGACCAGCGCCAGTGCCGACTGCGCGTAGGACTGCTGCGCCTCACGCCGCTGCCTGACCAGGTCGTTCTGCTCCCGCAGATAGCCGAGTTGCTCCCTCGCCAGGTCAGCCGCGGCCTTCGCCGCCGCGTCGGGCCGCAGCTCCGGCCGCAGTCCGGCGATGTCCGCCCGGGCAGCGTCCGCAGCGGCCTGCATCGCCTGCTGCCGGCGCAGCTTCAGTCCGGCTTCCGCGCTGGCGATCATGCTGTCGTCGATCCCCGCGGCGCCGCGCTCGGCCGGGCTTAGCCGCTTCGCCTGGTCGAGCCAGTCCTTGAGATAGTCGGCCTGGGACGACGCCCGGGCCTGGCGGCCGCCAATCAGCTCGCGATGGAAGTCGCGCTGCTCCTGCAGCAGCCGGCTCTCCATCTGAATCCGCTCGGCCGCGATCTGCAGCCGTTGGGCCTCCAGCGAGGCGGCGGCCTTCGCCGGGTTCTCCTCGAGTTCGGCCGCCCGCTTGGCAACCTCCAACTGCCGCTGCCAATGGGTCTCCTGCCGCTGCCGTTCCTCGTGCTGCAGCCGGGCCAGCTCCGCGCCGCCGGCGCCGCGGCCGCGGCCCGCGTCGAGCTGTGCCTGGGCCAGTCCCAGCGCGCCACCGGAGCGCATCTGTGCCGCTTCGGCCAACGCCAGCGCGTCCCGCCGCTCCTCCATGATCCTTCGGAACGCGAACTCGGCCCGCTCCTGCTCCAGGGCGACCCGCTCCCGAGCCAAGATGTTCAGATCCCGCTCTTCCTTCGCCTGCTTCGCCGCGGCCGCCTCACGCCGCCGCCAGATGTCCTCCAGCAGCGCCGCCTCGCGCTCCCGGGCGGCCTCGATCTCTTCTTCCGGCCGGCGCATCAACCGCGCCATGCCGATCCCGCTCTGCGTCGACCCGAGCTGCGCCTGGCGGACAGCCAGCTCGTTGCTGGCGAGCTGCTTCTCCCGGGCCCGGTCGCGGTTGATGTCGGCGATCTGCTGTTGGAGCTTCTCCCGTTCCACTTCGAGCGTCGTGCGCTCGAAGATCCCCGGGTCGGACGCTTCCTTCTCTTTGGCGACCGCGATCTCTTTGGCCCACAGCGCCTCCTGGATCGCCCGGATCTGTTTGCGCTTCTCGACGATCACGTCTTCGCTGGCGGCCGTGGCTTCGAGATGCTGTTCCCGGGTCTGTTCCAGCGCGACCAAGGATTCGCCGGACTTGATCTCCCGCTCCATCGCGGCGAACCGGCGCTGTTCGTCGGCGCGCTGCCACTCCGAGCGGGCGATGCGCATCTCGTTTTCGAGCTTCCTGGCCTCCTCGATCGCCTCCTTCTCCATGCCCGGCACGCCCGACGCGCCACGGAGCTCGATCAGCCGCTTACGGTCCTTCCAGATCTCCTCCTGAGTGTGGCGCTGCTCCTTGAGCAGTTTCACCACCTCGGCCTCCGGGCGGTGGAGGTTCTCGGCTTCACGCACCCGGGCCTCGATCAGTTCCAGATTGGCTTCCTGCTCCTTGACTGCCTGCGCCTGAGCCACGCCGACGGCGCCGACGCCGCGGGCTCCCTCCACCTCGTCCTGTCGTGCCAGCGCGTCCTTCATCGCGCGGCGCTCCTGCGGGCTGCCGTACCACCAGCGCAGAAACGGGCTCTCGTTGCGGTTGACCCAGTCGACTTCGTCGTTCGTGAGCGGGTTGACCGTGGCTGCCTTGAGATTCGCTCCCGAGATCAGCCCCTCGCCGGCCAGCGCGGACAGGTGCTTGTTGGCTGCCTCGTCCTGACGCGCGGATTCATCGTTCCAGGAGTGGATCGCGTTCTTCGACAAAGCCACCGCCACGGCAAGCGCTCCGACGCCGACCGTCAAAATGCCCAGCCCGCTGCTCAGGAACTCCGCTGCCGAAGCCGCGCCGCGGGAGGCCTTCGCCAGGGCGCCCGTCGCCTCGGAGCCGTCCTTCGCCGTGGCAATAGCCAATGCCGCGTCCAGGTTGGTGTACCGGAACCCGCTGGCGGCCGAGGAAGCGGCCTTCGAGATCGCCGCGTCGTCGACCAGGTCGAACAGGGCAAGCTGCCCCGCAACGGGAGCTGCCTGGGCGGCCGCTGTGGCGCCCGTGACCGCTTTCGCCGCCTGGGCCGCACCTGCCAGCCCGCCGACCAGGTCCGTCGTGTCCTGGGCCCGTAGAATGGCCCGCATCGCGGCGTACTGCGTCATCGCCACTGTCAACGCGCCGTAGGCGCCGGCGAGGAGGGTCAACGGCGGGATCAGGGCGAGTGTCCAGCGTGCCGCTTCGGCCGTCTTGGAATTGCCGTCGACCAGCCATTCGACCACCTGCAGCCCACGCTCCAACAGCGGCTGCAGCGTCTCACCCAACGCTCGCATCCGGTCGCGCAACTCGTCGAGATTCGTGACCACGTCCTGGAGCGCGCCCTGCGTGTCGCCGGCCAGCAGCCCCTCGCCGAAGGCGATCCGCGCTTCTTTCCACGCGATGCCGAGGTTCTCGATCGTGTTCTTCGCCGTGTCCTCGGCCTCGGGCATCTTCTCCAGCGCCGCCAGGATGCGGTTGAAGCCCTCGGCGCCGGTGATGTCCATCTTCGAAATGGCTTCCTCGTCGGAGGTGCCAAAGGCGTCCTTAAGCAGCCTCGCCATCGGGATGCCGGCCTCGGCCAACTGCCGAAACTCCTGCGCGCTCAGATCGGCCTTGCCGGCCATCTGGACCAGCGCCAGGCTCGCCCGGTCGAACTCGGCCGAGCCCTTGCCGACCACGGCGATCGTGTTGCCCAGCGCGGCCACCGACCGCGTCGCCTTGTCGGCATCCTGCTCCGCGGCTTGCAGCCCCCGGGCGAGGAACAGGCCGCCTTCGACGTTCACGCCCGGCTTCTTGGCAATCTGCCGGATCGTCTCGAACTGCCCCGCCGCGGCCGCCTGATCGCCGCCCATGATCGACCGCAGCCCGGCCACGTCCGCGCCGCGCCCGGCGCCCTCGACCAGCGCGCCCGCCGTGTACCGCGCCGCGGCCGCCAGCTCCAACGCCGTCGCGGCGCCTCCGGCGAGCAGAAGCTGGTTGGAGAGCTTGCCGACCTCGGAGGTCAAGCCGGCGACGTGAGCTTTCGCGGTGCTCAGCGTGACGAGTTTCTGGTTGAGCAGCCCGACGCCGCCGGCGGCCTGGTGGGCCGCGCGTTCCTGGGCCCGGAAACTGTGAGCCAGCTCCTGGGCGGAGCCGCGGGTCTTCTGCTGCGCCATCGACAGCACGTCGAACCGGGCGGCGGTGCGCTGGGCCGAGGTCCCGAGGCTGGTGATCTGGCTCTCGGTGTCCCGGAACATCTGCGCGGCGCCGGAGTTCTGGCCGCTGATGATGATGTCGATGCGCTCAGCCATCGTTCACCGTACCTGCCCAACGCAGAAGGGCGGCCACGAGGGCCGCCCTTACAGCATCTTCAGCCCCGCCATCTGCATCTGCAGCTCATTGCTGATCGGCGGCCACAGCTTCGCGGCGACGTCCCTCAGGTAGAGCCGCCAGGGCTCACCGACGGGACGGGCGATTTCGCTGGGGAGCCGGCCGAGCCGGTGGACACACCAGTGCTCGAAATCGAACCAGCCGTAGGGTACTGGTCGACGTTCTCGGACTCGGGATTGACGAAGCCCGACAGCGCGTTGGCCGTCCGCTCCAGCTTCGTGAAGACCGCCGGCGGAATGACCCGCTGCAGCTCCTTCAGATCGCCGACGGCCGGGTGGCCCGAGCCGGTGCAGAACAGCGGCTTGCCATCGGGCAGCGGGCCGTCGAGCAGGCAGTAGGCCAGCTCCAGGCTCTGGAACTTCAGCGCGTCGAACTGGGCGCGCTCGCCGTCCTCGTCGACCGTGGTGCAGAGGTTGCGCCACTCCGCGATCTCGTCGACCCAGAAGCCCCGCACCCAGATCGCCTGGCCCGGGCCGAACGCGTCTTCGACCAGCACGCACCGCAGCCCGTCGGTCTCCCGGTTGCGTTGCCGCAACCCGTCCCGCGATACGACCTTCTGCTCGACCTTTTCGGCCGTCTGCTCGCCCATGTTGCTCCCTCGCATTGCACGCATTGCCCGTGGGCAGGCACAAGGCCAGCCCGTACGGGCGCCCCTTGTGGGCGCCCTCTGCCCGGCCTACGCCACGCCGGTGGTGATCGCCCCGGTGAACTCGAAGGTCACGTTCTCGACCTGGTTGCCGACCGGGTTGTCGAAATCGGCGCCCGAGAGGATGGCCAAGCCCTTGATGATCCGCGCCCCGGTGCCCGTCGTGGCGGTCTTGGCCCGGCCGGCGTACAGCTCGAGGTAGACCACCGGGTCGGCCGCGATGCGCTGGAAGAACAGCTCGCTGGCGACCAGTTTGCGGATCGAGCCGGAGCCCGACTTGAAGGTGTACGACCGGACCTTGTACTCGTCGAGCAGCGCAGGCTGCTCTTCGATATCGACGGCCATCCGCGCGGACCACTGCTGGATGTCCGCGCCGCTGTAGATGTCCGAGGCCCCGGCGGTGGCGCCGACGTTGGCGGTGCCGTACTGGCCGGTCAACCGGCTGGATGGAGCGATGGGCACGTCAGTTCTCCCTTTCGATCGTCACCCACGGTTGCCGGCGGGTGTTCTCGCTGATCTCCCGCGCCGCCACGGACTGCGGCTCGCGGGTCAAAACCAAATGCGTCTGGTCGTCGGTGTAGGTCGGCTGCGGGCTGTCCTCGGTCAGGAAGACCGTCACCCGGCGCGCGGGCGGCCCGCCCGCAACCGTCGCTGGCGGCGCCTGCTCCGAGCCCTCGACGCCTGGCTCAGCCGGTGCAGCCGCTTCGGGCGCTGCTTGCTCGGGCGCGGTCGGCTCCGTCGCGGCATCGGCCACCTCGGGCTTCTCATCCTCGCGCTTACGCGACATGGATCAGCTCCTCGATCTGCGCCTCGTGATAGTCCGCCAGGCGGGCATGCCAGCCGACGCGCCGCAGATAGCCCTGCTCCACCGGCCGCTGCATCCAATGCGTGGCGCGCACGCTCGGCGCGTAGTAGGGCTGAATGCCGCCGGCGATCAGCGCTTCGCAGAACACGCTGTCCTCGGTGTCGCCCTCGCTCATCGGCAGCGCGTAGCGGTGACCAGCGTCGAAAATCGAACGGTGGAGCAGCACGCAGGCGCCGGTCATCGCGCAGGGCTTGAGGCCCTCGCTCCGGTCGTCGACGGCGCCCCATTCCCAGGTGTAGTTCGGGCCGCCCTCGTAGAGCTGCATCACGTTGCAGTGGTCGAGCGACGCACCCCAGGAGTTCTGGATCAGCGCGGACACCATCTTCGCGTCGTGATCAATCGCCAGCTCCATCAGCCGCCGCAGGCAGTCGCTCGGCACCTGCACGTCGCTGTCGACCTGGAACAGCCACTCCGCGTCGCCGCGCATTCCCACCCACAAATCACGGGCCCGGGCGTAGGCCGAGTAATCGTGCCGCTCGCCATTCCCCCGCTGGTTCTGCGACGTCGTTGCGAATGTGGCGCGGCCGACATGCCCGTACCGCCAGCCCTCGTCGCCCGCCCGCTTGCACCACCACTCCGCCGCCTCGAACGTGCGGTCCTCGCAGTTGTTGGCCAGCACGGCCAGGCTGAGCTTGTCCTGCGGATAGTCGAGGTCGAGCAGCCCGCCGCACCACAGCGGCATCGCCCACTCGCGATTCCGCACCGGCCCGCCGCAGACCACCGTCGGGAGGCTCACAAGACACCTCCCCACTGCCGCGTGCCCTTGACGAGAAACGGGATGCCGAAGAACCGCACGCGCCCCTGTGGGCCGACCTGCTCGCCCGGCAGGAGCTCGGTGGCCATCAGGTCATATTCGAACGGCTCGCCCTCGATCGCCCCCGCGATCTGCGGCGCGTACCACGATAGCCGGTCGAGCACCTCGCTCGTCGATGAACCGTCGATCACCACGGAAACCAGCACTACCAGCTCGAAATCACCCTGCCCAAGCGCCTGCACCGGCAGGTCGACCAGCTCGCGGTCAACCAGGTCGTAGAACGCATACGGGAGGTTCGCGGTCCGCAGCGTCCCCGCCGGCGTGGCCTTGAACCAGTCCTTCAGCGGCGCCAGACCATCAGCCTCCAGCGCAGCATTGACCACCGCGCCGAGAGCGGCGAAGTGCTCCATGATGTGGCTGATGTAGGTCGTCGCTGCCATCAGTACTTCTGGTCCCTCGTGAACACGTTATCGCCGTCACCGAAGTCGTAATCCGGAGCGCCAGGCGCGTCCGGCGTCCGCCCGCCGAGGCTCACTCCATCGGCGGTGGCGCCGCGCTTGATGCCGTCGCACAACCGGTTCGCCTCGGCCCGCCAGATGCTCGACCGCCGCGCGGCCGCTGGGGTGCTGTCCGGCGGGTAAAGCTGGTCGTACACCTCGGCCTGCACCCGCGCCACGACGATCCTCTCGACCACGGCGTAGAGGTTCGGGCTGGCTCCGCTGCCCACCGGCACGTCGACGACATGGCCGATCTCTCCGTCCAGCACGGTCGTCTGGTCCGTGAGCCAAGCGGTCACCGTGGCGGTGTCAGGAGCGTCGGTCGCGGGATCCCATTGGGACGCCTCGAACCCAGCCTGGACATCCGCCACGGTGCCGTACATCGCTTACCCGCCGTTGACGACCTTGCAGGCCCGCCGCCAGTCGCCCAGCGCCGCCGCGCCGCGGGCCTCGACCGAGAACGGGATCTTGCCCTCCTCGAAGTCGCTGCCCGAGTTCATCGGGATGGTCACCGGCGTCGGGTCCTTGCGGCTGTAGGCCACCACCGCCCGCGTGCCCGGCCGGGTATCGAACGCCAGCCAGTCGGTCAGGTCGGTCATGTACGGGTTGACCAGCAGGTGCTTGATCCAGCCCGACAGGTTCGGTTGGCCCTCGGCCTGGCCGCCCTGGATGATGGTCGTGAAGTGCGAAATGAGCGTGCCCGACGGCCCGACCATGACGCTGTCCGGGCGGTACCCGCGGACGATCTGCCCGCGGTCGTCTTTCCAGCCCGCCATCGTGGCGTAGACCGTCGCGACGTCGGCCTGCACCTGCGCCAACGTGGTGCCGGTGCCGGCCAGCAGGTTGTCCTGCGCGCCGCTCTCGTGCTCTTCGTGGTCGTTGGCGAACAGCACCTTGCCGTCGTAGCCGACGGCGGTGTTGTTGGCCACCATCTGCTCGACGATCGGGGCGAGGTACCCCTTCGCCCGGACCGCCAGGTCGGCGATCTTCTGGGCATACTGCCCGAGCTGATCGTCCTCGATGTCGTTCTGGTGGATCTCGATGGTCGACTGATAGTCGATCATCTCCACGTCGAACGCGTGGTCGAGCAGATGCTGCCGGACCTTCGGCCCGACCCACTCGGCCATCTCCGGCGTGGCGCCGAGGCCGCGGTTCTTGACCGAGCCGCCGGTCGCCGACAGCTCCGAGGCGATGGCCATCACGGCCTCGTCCGGCGCGGCCTTGTACTGCCGGAAGAAGTCCACCTCAAACACGTTCATCGTCGCCGCGTAGAGCGCCGGAGTCAGAATGCGTCCCATTGACCTATCTCCTCGTCTGGGCGGGCCTCGTGCCCGCCCTCCGCGCTATCACGACGCGACGAACAGGCCCTGGGCCTGCAGCGCGTCCACCACCGCGGCGACCTTCGCCAGCGCCGCCCGGGCATCGTCGCCGATCTTCTCGTTCTCGGCCTGGGCCAGCAGCATCGCGGCGTGGATCGCCCGAGTGTCGTCGCCGATCTTCTCGGTTTCGGCCTGGGCCAGCAGCATCGCGGCGTGGATCGCCCGAGTGTCGTCGCCGATCTTCTCGGCCTCCGCAGCCAGCGCAGCCAGGTCGGCCGCGGCCGCCGCGGCCACACCGTCAGTGCTCGTCAAGGCGCCGGGAATCGCCGCCGCGGCCACGCCGTTCGAGCTGGTCAGAGCGCCGGGAATCGCCGCCGCGGCCACGCCGTTCGTGCTGGTCGCCGCCGCCGGGTCCGCCACCACGGTCACGTCGCCGTGACCTTCGGGCGGCAGCGTCGGGTCGACCCACACCTGCGTCGCGGACACCACCTGAACGATCCGGCCGGCCCGCACTTGGTTGGTCACATCGGCCCTGATCGCGACGGTGTTGTTGTCGGCGAGGAAGACGTCCTTATCCAAATCGGCGGCGGTGAAGCCGGAACCCGCGGCGCGGAACTGGCTGAACTTGTCGCAGAGCAGCGTCTCGCCATCGGCCGAGTTGTCGATGGATTGCTGCGCCACGCCGGCGAAGGTGCACGCCGCGGTGTCGGCGCCGTTCAGCACCTCGCCCGTCGCGTCGAGCATGCAGAGCGCCCCGAGCGGGATCACCTCGGCATTCTTGACGGTGTACCGGAGCATCCCGGCCACCCGCGTCGGCCGCGACACGTCGGCCGTGATGGCCGTGGCGAACATCAGCGCCACGGCGACGATCAGCATCATCCCGACAGTGGTTGCGATCATCGATTGCTCCCTGCGAGGAACTCTTCCGGCGTCATGCGAAGCTGCTCACAGACGATCTTCTCGTCCGCCGTCAGTGCCCGGGTCGTCGAGCGGCTGTCACTCAGCCCGATCTCGCCGGGGTGATAGAACCGCTGCGGCATCGTGCGCAGCAGGCCCGCGATGCGCTGCCCGACTTCCGGCGCGGCCTCGGCCAGCGCCGCGGCCAGGTCGTCGCGCAGGCTGGGCGCCAGGCGCAGCGGCTGGTCCGGATCGCCGAAAGTCATGCCCTCCAGCTCGGCGGCGAAGGTCTGCACCCGCCGCTCGCGCTGCAACTCCGCCAGCTCGCGCTCCAGGTTCATCACTCGCTCCGCCGCGGAGAACTGCTGCCCCGCGGTCTCCGAGCCCGGAGTTGCCTGGGCAGACACTCCGGACCCGGGGACCGGCGCGAGGGACGGGTCGGCATTGACGCGGGCGTGCGCGTCAACCTGGTCGGGCGCCATGCCCAAATCTGCGGGATCACCGAAAACCAGAATTCCGAGGTTCTCCGCTTCCGTGCCCTCGGGCAGGTCGGCGGGATCGGCGAAGAGCTGCACTTTCGGCAGCTTGTCGTTGAAGAAGCCCTTGACCACCAGGCTGAGCCCGGAGAGCTTGCGGTTCGGGCCGGGGGTCAACTCGGGCGAGAGGTACGGAAACGTCTCGTCCTTGACGGCGGCGGTGCCGGCGGCGTTGAAGACCATGCGGCCGATCAGCCCACGCTGCGGGTCGACCCGCACGCCGCGCAGCCAGCCCAGCGCGCCCTTGCTCGGGTCGTGCTGCTGGTAGATCGGCAGTTCGCGCTCGCCGCCGTCGGCGACCGGCAGCCGGGCGAAATCGTCGGCGAACTTCTGGCAATCGGCGGCGGAGATCGTCACCCGGCCATAGAGCGGGTGCGCCTTGTCGGCGATGGGGACGATCGGCTGCTCGGCAACCGGATTCCCAGCCTCATCGGTCTGCAGCGGGACGAATGCCCTGGCGGCCATGAACCTCTCCTCGCACTGGTGCGGTCGAGAGGCGGCCGGGCCAAAAGAAACAGGCGCGGCGGCGACCTCTCGGTCACTACCGCGCCTGAATGCGCAGTCTGTAAAGCGGTCCGCTCCCACAAGTGGGGCGTCGTACGGCTATTCTAGCGCAGGGGATCTTGGGATGTCAAGGGGGTGCTCAAGTTCGGACTTGCTGCTCGCCCTGTTGTGAGACACCGGTGCCACGGTCCGCAGCGGAGCCGTTGCCCGCAGGCTGGACGGGTGGACAGTAGGTTCGATCCAGAGCCCATCCTGGAGGCTTCCGCTCAGCGGCGACGAGCCGCTGGCGAATCTCCTCGCGTGTGTGTTTGTCCATAGGCATCTCCTACCCGCCGTTGAGTTCGGGAGGAAAGTATAGCTTCCTCTGGACCCAACGGAAACCCTCGTGGCGCGTGATCGCCGCGATGTCGATCGCGCCACCAACTGTCTGGTACCCTTTCCGGAACCTCGCGAACCGGATGGTACTGTCCACTAAGTAATCGGCCAGTTCAATGGCATCTTGAATCGGCATCGCCGGTGCCCACAGATTGGCTTGCGACGCCGTTATGAGAGCTTGCTGAACCTGGGTCCCGATCGGACCAGGGATGAGGCCTAGAAGCGCGGCCTGTGCCGCATCGCCGATGCCATTCATCAACCGCGAGATGGCTTCCTTGTCGCCGCTCCAATAAACGCCGCAGTTGCCCGCGGGTCCGACGCACGTCGTTGGCGGGCACTGCCCCTGCGAATCGACGGTGATCTGCCAGAGCTCGGTGGCACTCTCTGCGGCCGAGATCCCTGCCACCCACAGCACCATGACTGGCCGGTCGCCCGCGGCTGGCAGTTGCGACTCAATGGCCTTGTAACGCTCTTCATACACGTATGCCCGGAGACGAGCGGCCATGTCGCCGACAGACAACCGCCTCTTGAGCTGCTCGAAGTCGGCTGAGCGCTCGCATCTGATGCGCTCACGGAAGTCCTTCAGGACAACGGCCATCGGCGCCGGCCCAAGACTGGCCGCCCCACAGAACGCCACCGCGATCGGCAGTCCCTTGTAGACATTGACGAGCTTGTTGCCGCCGAAGTAGACGTTCGCATCCGACTGACCGGTTCCGAACGCGTTGGTGATGGCGCTGTCCGCCGCGAGCACCATGCCTTCGTGGACCTGCACGGCGACCAGAATAGACACGTTCTACCTCCCTGTTTGCCCAGTGCAACGCTCACCCCTCGTCCGCCCCATCCCCCTCATGCACCGCCGCCCACAGCTCCCCCGTCCCCGCCGCCATCTCCGCCACCACCTCGTCGAACGGCCCCTCGCCAATCCCCGCCCGCAGCTTCGCCAGGCACTCGGCCAGCCGCGGAATCAGGCGTTCGTGGAGCGGCGCGCTGTCCGGCTTCGGCGGCCACTCGCCCTCCTCGATCCGCAGCATGGCCTCCCCCAACCAGTTGTTGAGCTGATGCACGTCCGGCGCGGCCGCGGCCAGCTCCTGCGCGTACCGCCCGATGGCCTGCTGCAGCCGCTGGAATTCGCCCTGCTTCATCGCCCGCCCCGACGCCCTGAGTGCCGGCCCGGGCTATTCGAGCATGATGCCCACAGGGAGCGACCACACACCCGGGCCGGCAGCGCGGTTATAGCGCGTTCACCGGCCGGGAGTCAACCTTCATCCCCAAACAAGCTCTGCTGCCCGCCCTTGTCCCCAATCGCCTTCGCCGCCTTGTGCCCCTGCAACTGGCTGGTCTGCGGCAGCGCCGGCCGCTTGCCCGCCAGCAGCTCCTCGATCGTCAGGATCTGCAGCTTCGGGAACTTCAGCTCCCCGAACTGCGTGGCCAGCGTGTAATCCCCTGCCAGCGCCGCCATGTTTTGCATCGGCTTGGTCGGCGGCGTCAGCGTCACAAACAGCCCCACCGCCGCCTTCTCCGTCTCCAGCGTCGCCAGCAGGTCCTTGAGCTGGTTGACGCTGACATGCTTGCCGCCCTTGACCGACACGAACGCCCGCTGCAGCTTCTCCGCCCCGTCGTGCCACAAGACCACGCCGTCGATGCCCTTGTCCGCGCCCTTCTTGCCCGTGCCGCCGGGCGGATGCGCGCCGACCAGCGTCAGGGCCCAGAACTGGAAGTCGTACGGGTCGCTGTTGAACAGCATCGTCGCGCCGGCCACGTCCTTCGGCAGCCCGTTGACCGGCACGTCCCCCGGCGATGGGTAGACCTCGGGGAAGTGATCGCTCAGCCGCTCGCGGATCAGCGTCACCGCCAGCGACGTGATGTCGATCCCGCACCACTGCCGCCCCAGAGCCTGCGCCGCCGCCACCGCCGTCCCACAGCCGCAGAACGGATCGAGGCAGAGATCACCCGGGTTCGAGCTGGCCGCGATGATACGCTCCAGCAGGCCGAGGGGCTTCTGGGTGGGGTAGCCTAGCCGTTCGGCAGCCCGCGCGTTGATGGGCGGGATATCGCTCCACACATCGCCGACAGGCACTCCCGGCACCTCGTCCAGATACCGCTTGTAGCGGGGGACCAACCCGGGGCCGGTTTGCACGATGCGGCCCTCGGCAAGCAGTTGGTGCATCTTCTCCTCGCCGTAACGCCAGTACCGAGTCACTCCGAGGAACTCGTACCGCGGATGGCCCCTGGTACCGTTGCCGGGTGCGATGAGGCTATAGAGGTCGTACCGCCTGCCATCGGCGTCGACATGTTTGTACCGACGTCTGTACTCCTCCGAGTAGTCAGTGAACGGCTGCCCAAACACGCATCCGGTGCCCGGTTCGCGGCTGTAGCGCAGGAGGACATCGTGAATCCGAGGCCAGTTCACCGCCCCCTCGCGATAGTCGCTCTTCGGGACTGTGCGAACCCACGAAATGTCGTTGTTGAAGCAGTCCTGCCCAAACACGCAGTCCAGCACCATCTTCAGGTAGTGGCTGGCCGTCGGATCGCAGTGCAGGTACAGGCTCCCCGTCGGCTTCAACACCCGGTGCAGTTCCCGCAGCCGGAGGGCCATCACCGACAGGTAGGCGACCAGCGAGGTATCCCCGAAGACGTGCCGCAGAGTCTCGATCAGTTCACCCTCGGGGAAGCCGGACTCGGTCGCCTCCCGGAACTCCGCCGCGGCGCCCTCCATCGTCCAGGTGTCGGTGAAGGCCTGCTCCTGCGCCGTGTCCCCCTGCTGCGCCAGGTCGCGGTAGATGTAGTTGTAGTCGCGCTTGGAGTTGAACGGCGGGTCGAGATAGACCAGGTCGACGCAGGCGTCGGGGAACTGCTCGCGCAGCACCGCCAGGTTATCCCCGAAGTAGAGCGTGTTGGGTTGCATGGCGCGCTGCTACGCCGCCGCCGGACCGGAGTCCTTCTGCCGCCGGCGCAACCAGATCCGCGCCGCCCCGCTGGCGATCTCATCCAGCATCGCCTCGTACGTCTCCCGGTCCAACTGCCCCTTCAGGATCGCGAACTGCTGCGCCAGCCGCACCACTAGCCGCCCGGGGTCTGCGTCGCCCGCGGGCAGCGGCAGCCCAAGCTCCACCACCTCCCGAGCCTCGGCGAGCCAGAAGCCCAGCGCCTGCGGCGATTCGGCCATCCCGGCGAGCGCTTCCAGATTCCGAACGATCGCTTCGCTCACCCGTTGCGTGCGTTCATCTTGCATTGCCTGTCCCCGCGTGGACTATACACCCCACGGGTCGGCGACAAAAGGGGAATGGGTGGCGCTGCCCGCCATCCCTCAGCGGTCCAGGATCTCCCGCACCGCGTCCCGCAACTGCCCCGGGCTGAACGGCTTTGGCAGGAAGTTTGGGATCACCCGCGTGTCCAGCCGCCGGTCCAACGACGCCAGCGGGTAGCCCGACATGCACAACGTCCGCAGCCCCGGCCAGCGGGCCGTCAACGCATCCATCACCGCCATGCCATCGGTGTCGCCCAGCGTCAGGTCGGTGATCAGCAGCGCCGGCTCCTCCGTGACTGCCAGCGCCTCCACCCCGCTCGACGCCGAGGCCACCTTGTAGCCTGCGCTCCTCAGGCTCATGACCGTCAACTTCCGCACCGCCGGATCGTCCTCGACCACCAGAATCCGCTCGTCACCGCCCCGCTGCGGCGTGGCCTCCGGCACCGCGATATCCCGTGGCGCTTCGTCCACCACCGGGAAATAGACGTTGAACGTGGTGCCCTGGCCGGGCTCGCTGTAGCACTGGATATGGCCCTGGTTCTGCCCCACGATGCCGTGCACCACCGCCATCCCGAGTCCGGTGCCTTCGCCCGCGCGTTTGGTCGTGAAGAACGGCTCGAACAACCGCGCCCGGGTCGCCTCGTCCATACCGCAGCCCGTGTCGGTAACGGTCAAGCGGACATACTGGCCGGGCACCACCTCTGGGTGTTGAGCCGCATATTCCCGGCCCAGCTCGACCTCTGAGGTGCCCATCTCCAGGCGCCCGCGGGCATCCATCGCGTCTCGCGCGTTGATCGCCAGGTTCATCAGCACCTGCTCGATCTGCGCCGGGTCGACCTTGATGTTGCCCAACTCGTCAGCGAGGTCGAGCTTGACGTTGACCGCCTCACCCAACAGCCGCCGCAGGAAGCCGCTCATACCGCTGACGATGCCGTTCATCCCCACCACCCGGCGCTGGCTCGTCTCGCGGCGGCTGAAGGCCATCAACCGCCGCGTCAGCGTCACGGCGCGGCTCACCGCTTCGTCGATCTGCTGCAGGTCGGAAGCCATCTGCGGCGCCTGCTCGATGAAGCCCTGCTCCAGGGCCGTCTCGGCCAGCATCTCGCAATGGCCGCTGATCACCGTCAGCATGTTGTTGAAATCGTGGGCCAATCCGCCCGCCAATCCGCCGATCGCCTCCAGCTTGCTGGCCTGCCGCAGCCGCTCTTCCAGCTCGATCTGCCGCGTCACGTCCCGGTCGATCATCACGTGGTGGCGGATCTCGCCATCGTCGCCACGGATCGCGGTAGCTGTCGATTCGGTGTGGTACAGCCGGCCGTCTTTGGCTCGCTTGACCGCCCGACCGCTCCACCGCTCCCGGCCCAGAATACGATGCCAGAGCGGCGTCTGGTCTTCGTCTTCGGCCGCCGGCGCCGTGTCCAGAAGCTCCCACGGCACCTGACCAAGCGCCTCGGCCTCGCTGTAGCCTGAGATCGCCATGAACGCCTGGTTGACGTACTCGATCCGCCCCGTGGTGTCGGTGATCAGAATCGACTCGCCGGCCTGGTCCAGCGCCGTCGCCAGCAACTCAAGCTGGGTCTCGTTCCCTCTCCGGCGCGAGATATCCCGGGCGATCAGCCCGAACTCGTCCGGGCCGGTCACGAACAGCGTGCTCTGGAAGTGCCGCTTCAGCCGCGGGTCGTAGTACTCGAAGGTCTGTGGTTTCCCAGCGTCCCGGACCTGCGCCACATAGCTCAGGAATTCAACCACCGACTCTGCCGGCCAGATCCCGCTGCCCCGCCGGCCGATCAGTTCTCCCAGCCCCACCCCAGCGATCGCGGAGAACGCCGCGTTATGGTCCAGGTACTCGAAGTCGATCAGCTCGCCGGCTTCGTCCTGGACCATCTGATGAAGCGCCAGCCCGTGGGGACTGTGATCCACCGCCGCTCGGTACGCCTCGAACGTCCAACCCCGTGCCCCGTTTTCCGCCCCAGCCATCCCCACCTCCACGCCAACAACCACTCGACTTTGGTTGGGTTATCGCCTCGGATGACAAGTCCCTAAGCATGAAAGTGCCCGCTACCCGTTACAGTTGCGTTGAGTGTCGTCTTTGATGGCGCAATGGGGCGGACGCGAGGGCCAGATTCGTCGTAATCTGACCTTGCGTCGGGGCGACCAGAAGAAGCGTGGTGGCGCGGCCCGTGGTCAGCGCAGGGGGGAACACCGACCGGGGGTGGGCCACGCCGCGCGCAGAGTAACAGTAATTGGACAGTCTTGTCTACGGGAATCCCTGACTGGGATGAATTGAAGCTGACGCTCGCTGCCGGGCGCCGAGTCCGGGAGCGGTGGACATTCGCTCGTGATCGCCTGATACTGGCAGGAGGCGCGGTCCGCTGCCGGCCCCGGGGTCAGGCCAGGTGCACGATCCGCGCTTGACAGGGGGGCCATCCTCCCCCTACTCAGCGGAGCGTCGTCACCAGAGGAAGATCCCCTGGTGCGCCAGCCAGGCCATCCACAGCGAGAACGTCGCCAGCATCGCCAGGTTGGTGATCACCAGCCACTCGCGCCACCGCCGATATCGCATGGGCTTGCTCCCTGATCAGGGCACGGACCGCGCCGGAAGCGGGCTTCGCCGCCGCCGGCGTCAGTCCTCCCGCATCAGGTGTTCCCGCAACATCCGCATCCACCGCGACTTCTGCCGCCCCGTCAGACTCGCGAACGGCCGCCTCGGCAGGTTGCTCTCCCGCGGCTCGCTCGATTGGTGGTAGATCGCGTACGGCGCCGTGATGCTCATCCGCAGCGACGACTCCGTGATCTCCGTCGCCGGCTTCTCCGCCTGCCCGCGCAGCGTCCCGGTTCGCTCCAGGATGCCCTTGCCCGCGAAATGCCGGGCCTTCCACCGCGCGTACTTCTCCGACAGCGGTTGCCAGGCGTCGCCTTCGTGGGCGCCCTCGGCCTGGAACTTGAGCTTCATCGTCGCGGACCAGTCGGCCTTGATGCGCTCGAACCAGGGCTTGAGGTTGGTCACCCGGCCGAGGTAGCCGTGCATTGACCGCGACAGCTCCCGATCGCCGGCGATGTCGAGGGTGAAATGGATCTTGCCGGTGGTGCCGCGCATCAGATGATCTCCTCGGGTGGCGGCGGCGGACTGGTCGGCAGCGGCGGCAGGCTGGTGTCCGGGAACGGCACCCACGGCGCCGCAACTTCCGCGACTCCGGTCTGCACCGTCTCGATCGCCAATCCCGCGATGTCGTACCGCGGCCGCGCCCACTCCAGCACGGTGACCACGTTCTCGCCGATCTTCGTCCGCCGCACCACGAAATCCCGGCCGCCTGGCGCGCTGGGAATCCGCAGCGGCTGGTACTTCTCCGGGTTGGTCAGGAAGTGGCCGTGGTCGTCGACCAGCGACTGCAAGTGCGCCTGGACGGCCGGGTCATCAAGGTCGATCGCGTCGACGTCGCCGACCTCGTCGTCCTCGACTGCGATCCAGATGCAGTCGCAGTTGATATGCGCCGGCGGGTTCCACGGCGCCGACGCGGCGATGAAGACCTTGCCGTCGAGGTAGCGGCACAGCGGGCAGGTTCGGGTCTCCAGATTGGCCGACCATTGCACCCGCCGGACGCCGGCCTGCTGCGCCACCGCCAGTCGAGCCTCGTTGGTGGTCTCGACAAGCTGCAGGTGGCCAGTGATGACCAGCGCCTGGGCCAGTTCCAGAGCGGCCAACGGCTACACCTCGCGGAGCTGCGGCGGCACGTTGAAGGCATCCCACACCGCTTCGGCAACGACCAGCTCGTGATCGTCATCGATCACGATGCAGCGGCAGTTGACGTGGGGCGGTCCGGGAGGGCACAGCGCGGGGTCGACCACCCGGGGCGGCGGCGTCGGCAGATGCTCCACGCGCTTCTGACGCAGCCAAGCGGCTCGGTTCATGCTCCCGCTCCCACACTCACCTGGTCGGCAATCTCCCGCCCGGCCACCGGCAGCTCGCCCCGCAGCCGCCGCGACATCGCCTCGCTGAACGCCGCCCCGATCGCCTCGCCGGTCTGCCCCCGCAGAGCGGCCATCACCACCTCGAACCGCGCCGCCTCGGCATGGTGCGCCGCAATCATCGCCGCCTTCGCCTGCAGCCGCGCCGCCGGCGCCGTGGCGATCGTGGCCACGCCGATCGACTCCTCCATCGTCTGCGCCGCCGCCTCCCACGCGGCCGTCAGCCACTCGCCGATCCAGTCCGCGTACCCATCGACCAGGCCTAGCGGCACATACACCTCGCCTGCCCGCGTCACGTCGCCCTGTAGCGCGTCGAGCTGGCTGAGCAGGCTCTGCAGCCACCCGACCAGGTGCACGCGCCCCTGCCGCTGCCAGGCGTCCTCCGCGGCCGCCATATCGCCGGCGACACGCTGCACCGCGCGGTCGACGTCGGCGGCCGCGAAGTGCATCGTGCGTTCCTGGGCCGCAAACTTTTGGGCCTTCGCATCGGGGGCAGGCACAAGGCCGGCCCGTACGGGCGGTGGCTTGTCCCCGCCCTTCCCATTGCCGATTGCCGATTGCCCATTGCCCGCCGTCTGCGCCCAACTCGCCGCCAGCTCCTCATCCGTCCGCTCGGGCAGCCCGAGCTGCGCACGCCAGAAGTTCTCGTCACCGCCGGCGCTGTCGGGCACGATCAGCTTGCCGTTGATCGCCGTCGTGATGAAGTCGGACATCTCCGCGAGCAGCATCGCCAGGCCGACCCGCGAGGGCACGATCTGGGGCATGTCCGCGGCCTTGATGTTCGGGAAGTTGTAGGCCATCAGCCTGGGGATCAGGTGCCGGTTGAACACGTCCGCGATCCCGCCGGCGAGGAAGTTCCAGGCCATCATCGCGACCTGCAGCTTGGTCTTGGCCAGCGCGAAGCTGCCCTCGCTCTCGCTGCCCAGCACGATGATGTCCATCAGGCACGACCGCGGGATCTCGCCGCGGTGGTACTTCATCAGCTCGAGCAGATCCGCCGGCGACATCGACGTGAGTTGGTCGATGGTGTAGCCGAAGGGCAGCACGAACCCGGCCGCCTCGTGCCGCCGCGCCGCCTTTGCCAACGCCTTCGCAATCGCCTTGTCCTCGTTGTTGGCGTTCTGCGGCAACCCGACGTACGGCACGCCCGAGACGCCGCGCTCGGCGCCGATGCTCGAAAACTGCGTCAGGAACCGGAGCATGTAGTAATGCCCATAGGCCGCCCGCAGCGTCGACATCCCGTTCCAGTTTGAGCCCTCCATGCGGTACGGGAAGATCAGCATCTTCTCGACCGGGATCTCCACCTCGACCTGGTCGCCGTCGTCGGTCATGCCCTCCTGGGTCACCGCCTTCAGCCCGCCGTCGGGCGCTTTGAGGTAGCCGGTGATGCTCCGCGGCAGGCGGTCGGCGTAGCGGCGGATGACCAGCCGGCCGTCCTCGTCCTCGCGATAGACCGTCTCCATCGCCCAGGTGCCGTAGCACGAGCTGAGCGCGGCCCGGCGGACGGTGTCCGACCAGGTCGTCGACGCGGACTCCATCACCGCGTAGGTGACGAAGTCCTTGAGCTCGTCGCTGAGCGCCTCGACGCCCCAGTCGCAGTCGGCGATCGGCAGCGTGATGGCCGCCTCGACGGCCTGCACCGAAGCGCTCGCCCGGCGCATCTCGTCGACCTTGTCGAACCACTCCTTGCCGTCGAGGTTGGCGTTGTACGGGTCGGTGACCAGCCCGCCGTCCTCGATCACGTCGCCGGAGATGCCCTGCTCCTTGAGCAGTTGCGGCCGCGGGAGCAGCTTCTCCGCCGGCTCGGCAAAGGTCTGCACGGCCTGCTTGCGCTTCTTCGACTTCTTGCTCACGACAGCCTCCAAACCCCAACAGCACCGCGACCGTCAGGGAGCGAGTTCCTCAGCCCGGAGCATGTCGGCGGCGTGGCAACTCGCTCCCTGACGGTCGCGGTGCTGTTGCTTGCGGCGTGCAGATCAGTTCGGAATTGGCAGGTCGGCCGGTTGGAATTCCGGGGATGTGTGATCGCCATCAGGCCACCTCTGCCAGGTCGGCCAGCACCACGGAACCGACGGCCTTGACTGCCCGGCGCCAGTCGCCCTTCACGAACACCAGCACGTTCTGGTGCGCCTTGCCGAGCTTCCGGCTGGCCCGGAACTGCTTGCCCGCCCGCATCGGCAAGCTGCCTGTCGGCGTGATGTAGACGCCCTCGTTGTAGAGCTGCAGCCCGGCCGCAGCGAAGGCGTTGACCGTCTCGCCCGGCAGGTTGCGGTAGTGCCCGCGCTGATCCCGCACGTCCCCAACCACGACGCAAGCGAAGCGGTCGTCGGCCAGCAGCGCCACGGCCTGGCCGAAGATCCCGGCGTACGTCTCGCAGAAGATCGGCCAGGGCATGTTGCTCAGGTCGCGCGAATCGTCGCTGTACCGCTCCAGGTTGAAGTAGGGCGGGCAGGTGAAGACCAGGTCATACGGCCCGGGCACCAGGTGCGCCAGATCGGCGCTGTCGGCGGTGATCCAGACCGGCGCGCTGCCGACGCCCGATGGCTGCCCGAGCACGTCGACACACTGCCGTTCGTTGGCCTCGACCTGCTCCGGACGCAACTCGATCCCGGTGTACCGCCGGCTCAGTTTGGCGGCGACCAGGCCGCGGACGCTGCCGCCTGCGAACGGGTCGAGCACGGTGCCTCCGGGCGGGCTGAACCATGCCATCATCAGTTCGGCGAGGACGGGATCGAAGATACTGGTGGCGGTGTCGGCCTTGCCCAGCTCAACCAGGGAATCGCTGAACACCAGCTTGTCGCCGCGTCCGTTGCCCGAGTCGATGCCGAGCGCGAGCCAGGCGCGCTTGCGGTCCTGCCAGTAGCCCTGTCGGGCGTCCAGCAGCGTGAAGGGCGGCGCGCCGTACTGAGCGGCCAGCGTGCCCTGTCCTTGGCGTCTCGTGGCCGCGGTGTAGCCTGTCGGACGCTTTGGCGGTCGCGGTTCTCCGCCGGGCTGGCCGAAGCGGTCACTCACGCCGCCCTCCTCAAAGGCTCAACCTCGTCCTCAACCAGCCGCAGGTACGGCACGCCGCCATCCCAGCCTGGCACGTACGTCCCGGTGTCCAGATAGTCCTCAACCTTGCCCTCGAAATGAGCCCCCCGCTCCCCGCCCGGCTCGCCGGCGATGCAGCGCCAGGCCAGGCAGGTCGCGATCACCGTGTCGTCGTGCTGCCGGTTCGGGGCCCCGAACTTGCTGCCCGTCGCCGTGGTCGTCTCTTCGTAGTCTTCGAACTCCTTGAGCAGCACCGGGTCGTTCAGGAACCGGATCGCCTCGTGCTCGACCGCGAGCTGCATCTGCCGGATCAGGTCGGGCTTGCTGCTCCCCGTCGTGGTCAGGCCCTCCAGCGGCATCCCGCCGTCCTGCAGGAACTCCACCAGCGGCTCGCCCATGTTGTTCGTCTCGCCCAGCACCTGCTGCGGCTGCCAGCGAGCGTAGACTTCCCGCACCCGTTCGAGCTGGTCGCGGTACCGCAGGCCGGTGAACCGCACCAGGTCGACCATCACCACGCCGACGGCCGTCTGCTCGAGCACCACGATCACGGTGTAGTCATGCCGCCGCGCCCAGTCGATGCCCATCACCCGCCTGGCCGGCCGGATCTCCGTCGGCCGCGTCGCCGTGGCCAGGTGCTTGATGCTGCCGAACACGGTGTCCAGCTCGTCGAGGAACTCGGCCAGGATCTCCCGGCGGAACACGCTGTCGGGCAGCGTCCGCTCCAGCCGGTCGATCTCCGCCTGCGGCACGTACGGGTTCGAAGCGGTCCCGAGCTGCCAGCTCCGGTACTCCGGATCGAGGCCTTGCCCGAGCCGGAACATCTCCCAGAACCAGCCCTTTTTCGCCCGCGGGGAGCTGATCGCCAGCACGCGGCCGAGGGTGGTGAGCATCATCGGCATCACCACGTCCTCGGCCACGTAGCTGTCGATGTACGCCCCTTCGTCGAACACCGCGGCGACCAGGCCGGCGCCGCGCAGCGCGTCCGGATTGTCGGCCGACTTGAACTCGATCGAGCCGCCGTTGGTCAACTCGATCCGCCGCTCCGACTTGTTGATGGTCCGGAACTTGCGGGGCAGGAACTTGATCATGTCGGCCCAGGCGCGCATCGAAGCGGCGTAGGTCGGCGCGATCCACCAGCCCAGCCCCTGCTTGCGGCCGACCTCGCGGACCAGCCACATCAGCGCGATCATGGTCTTGCCGAACCGCCGGCCGCAGGCGGCGACGAGGAACCGCTCCTCGGCGTCCATGATCTCCTGCTGCTTGTCGTGGGGCGAGAACAGCCAGGTGATCTCGGTGGTCGCCTTCGCCATCGCGACCCGCTTCGCGAACAGGTCGGCGGGCAGCGCGGCGTCCATGCCCCGGCTGCCCTCGAACCAGTCGCGATGATTCCCACGGGTCTGCGGCTGGGCGGGTTCGACGATTCGGGATCGCATGGCGCCGGGCATGGTCTACCCCTCGCCAGGCTCGGTCGCAGGTGCGGACAGCGCGGACACCAGGTGCGGGAAGTTGCTCTCGACGTAGGCCGCGAACGCCTCGCGATAGTTGCCCTGCGCCAACGCCAGCTTGACCCGCGTCAAGGCGTTCTCAAGCTCGATCGCTTCCAGCTCGGGCAACGTCTTCGCGCTGGCCAGCATCACGTTGTTCAGCGCCGCGATGGTCCGGCCCAGACTGGCCTTGTCCTTCGTCTCCAGGTCCTTCGCTTCCAGCTCCTGGAGCATCCGGAGCAGCGCCACCTGGTTGACCTTCTGCACCAGCTCGACGGCCGGCACGTCACCCAACGCGGTGATCAGCGCCTGCGTCGCGACGAAGGTTTCGTGGGCGGTGCGCAGGTCGGGCTTGAGATGGTCGGTGAGGTGGACGCTGATCTGCTTCTGCTTCACCGTGACGCCCCACCGGGCGAGCAGCTCGTCGGCGATCTGCTGCTGCGTCGACGTCCCGCCCAAGCTCTCCTGCGTCACGAACTCGTAGGCCTCGGGCAGGTCGCGGGCCAGCCGGCACAGCTTGCACCGCGGCTCCCAACTCGGCGTCGGGATCGCGGGGTGCGCAAACAGTGCCGGCGAGAACTCGACCGCCGTGCCCATTGCCTACTGCCCCTTCTTCGCCCGCGCCGCCGGCTTCACCCGCAGCTCCGGATTCAGGGCCCGCGCAATCACCACCGCCAGCTCCTGCCGCGAAATCGGGTTCGCGCCGCGGAAACTCCCGTCCGGATAGCCGGCCATGATGCCCTCGGCGATGACCTGGTCGACCGCCGGCTTGGCCCACACCGCGACGTCCGGATCGTCGTTGACCGTCGGCTCGGTCATCTGATTGACCAGCACCGGCAGCCGCGCCGCGGTCACCAGGTCGAACAGCTCGAAGTGCATGCCGTCGGTGTACTTCCCGCTCCACCAGCCGCCCCAGCCGAACCCGCAGGCTTCGGCGATGCCGACCAGCTCCCGGACCGAACCCCGCGCGCCGGCGGCCGCCGGCGTGTCGCCGTAGCCGTTCCAGCCGGCGTTGATGTCGAACGCGCCGCCCCAGGCGTGGCTCGACCGCGTCGTGTTGGAGTTGCGGATCAGCCGCGGGTTGAACGCCCCGTCCCAGGTGATCACTCGGCCGAGTAGCCCGAGCTGCTCGACCAGCTCGAAGAAGCGCCGGAACTGCGGCGCGATCGCCTTGTGGAGCGTGACCCGGCCCGAAACCTTGTTGCCGATCCGGGTGAGCTGCGGGCAGTCGATGGTGACGATGTTCTTGGTGTCCCACCCGCCCAGGATGCGGATCGCGTCGCCGTTGCCGGTCTTCTCCCACTTGAAGTCGCCGAGCAGTTTCTTCCGCTTGGCCTCGTCGCAGGGCTTGACGGTGTCGATCGCCAGCAATTCCGCCCGGGTCATCTCACGCGCCATGATCTACTCCTCAACCGTCGGATCGGCGGCCGCCGGCGCCTGTACGGGCTGGGCTTGTCCCTGCCCCGTCGCCGCCGCCTCCGGCTGCACCCCAGCGTTGGTCAACGCCTCGGCCCGATCGTCCAACTCGTCGGCCCAGGGCGGGAACGGAATGTGGCTGCTCTGCGAAATCGCCTTGAAATGCCGCACCGTCGAGGCCACGTGCGTGCTGTACCCCCACAACACGGCCAGCGGCGCGAAGCTGTAGCGGATTCCGGACACCGCGTCGGCCGTGATGCCGAGGATCAGAAACCCGAGCGTGAGCATCGCGCGGAGCGTGACGGCTTGCCAGCGGTCGCCGGCGAGCGCCGCGGTCTTGGGCTGGCAGATCCGGCCGTAGGCCACGGTCGCCGCCATGTCGAGCAGGATCACCACCGGCAGGCAGGTGAACGCGGCCCGCATGACCGGCGGCGCCCCGGTCCAATACTCGGCCACCGAAGCCCCGATCAGCGCCACGATCGCCTGCATCCACTTCGGCATCCGCAAAGCTCCCAAAAGCGAAAACGCGACGACGACCCGAAGGTCATCGCCGCGCCTGGTTGCGCAGCCTATGAAACTTGTGGCACGGTCACCGCGCCGACGCTCTCAGTGTAGCGTCACGCGGATCGGCCGTCAACGGAGGGCCATGATCTGATTGCATGCGGCCTGGAGCACCTTTCCCACAATCCCAGGGAATGATGCCTGCACCCGCGCCGGCCTGCGGCCCGCGGACGCGCCTATGCCGATATGGATAGCACGGTAGCCCTTCAGTGGTTCGTCACTTGTCCAGAGTCCGCACTGGACCTCGTCCGGTGCTTCTCCCGGTCTGCGTGTCGTGTCGGTCGGGATGTCCCAGCGAATGGCGCAGGCATTGGGCCACATCTGGTGGTCGAGCGCCGGCTGATCCATCTGTACGTCGAGACAGAACGTGCCGTCGCCAATCCGGATGCAGTAGTCGCTCACTTCGTCGTCCGGCAACTCGGGCGCCGGACGATGTGCCCAGCACCAGACTGCCTTGCCTTCAATGGAGAGTTCAAGCATCGGCACCGCGGGAGCCGTGCCATCGCTCTGGCGCGCCTCGCTGATCGCGTCCACCCACTCCCCGAATTCCGCCCACGTCACTCGTCCCTCGCCCATCTCGCCCTCCTGTGATGGCGTTGCGTCCCCGCGGACGACGCAACTCAGTCCCCGCCGTCGTACCCCTCAAACGCCTCGATCACGGCCCGCTCCGCATCCTCAATGCGCGCCCGCCGCGTGGCGAGCTGGTTCGGCAGCGTATTCATCTGCCAATCCTTGATCTCGACCATGTGCCCGCCGATCAGCGCATACGCACGCCCGGGGATGATCAACCGGTCTGGCTTCGGAGCTTCGCCGTAATCGTCCATTGCCTCTCGCCGTCTCACTGATCATACCCCGTCCCGCACGCCGCCGCCAGCCGATCCAGATCGCTCCGCTCGATCGCCGCCGCCGGCCGGGACTTCACCACGCGGACCAGCTTCACGCCCTGCCGCACCCCGGCCACCTCCGCCAGCGCGCGGACCTCCGCCACCTCGACCCGGCGACCCATCCGCCGCGACAGCTCCGCCGCGGCCTCCCGCATCGTCAACCCGTCCGCCAGCTCAAGCCCCGCCACCCTCGCCATATCGCCCTCCCGCCCACGCCGCTCCGCGCCTAACGCAGTCGCGCGGGCACCAGCTCCTTGCCCTTCGCCGCGTCGGCCGCCGTACCCATCGCCGCCACCGCGTCGGCCACCGCCTGCGCCACCTCCGCGGCCGTCGGCTCGACGCCGCCGGTGGTCGGCACCACGAGGTCGAGCCCGGCCGTGAGCGTCACGCCAGCGGCCGCCAGCGCGGCCAGCTCATCCTCTGTCGCCGCTCGTTCCGTGCCGTCCTCGTCGATCACCGGGTCGAGCGCCACTGCCACGGCGATGTGCCACAGACCGTCGTCGGCCTCGCCCTCGTCCTCGGGGCGGAAGCCTGCGTCGTGACCGTGGACCAACACGTTGCCCAGCCGCAACCTCGCTACCGTTCGCATCATGTCACTCCTAACTCGTGAGGTACTCGAAGACGCCATAGGCGCCCTTCTGCAAACTGCCGGTCCAGGCTCCGAACGCCATCGTCTTGTAGAGGGTGACCGTGGTGCCGCCAGAGCTGATCAAGGCGATGCCCGGACTGGTTTGATCGACGCCGTTGTCCGAGACGTAGGCGACCTGGCAGTAGTAGGCGATCGAGGCCGCGGCGAAGGGCAGGGTGAAGGACGCCGAGGTGCTGTTGCTCGTGCCGCGTAGCTGGTAGTGGACGATCACCAGGTTGCCGATCCGAGCGTACCGGATGACATTCGCACCGGTCAGGTCGGCCCAGCCGACGATCGTCGAGGTCGCCTGGTAGGCGGTCAGGGCGACGCTGCTGGCCAGCACGGTCCGGCCCACCGCGACGCAGACAATCTCCTCGATCGCTCCGGCGCCGGCTGTCGAGCGCCCCAGCACCCTGTCCGTGGCGCTGCTCTGCACCTGGACTCCGCCCGAGCCGGTGAAGCCTAGCCCGGCGCCGAGACTGATCTCCTCGGGGTCGCCGCTGCCGGCGGTGTCGCGGCCGACCAGCCGGTCGCTGGTCAGGTTCTGCAGTTTCGCGAAGGTGACCGCGTCGTTGGCGATCTGCGTCGTGGCGATCTGCGCTGAGTTCTGAAACAACCCACTCGTCGAGTTGTAGGCCAGCAGATCCCCGTTTGTCAGGCTCGCCAGCAGCGTCAGCGGGATGCGCGAGCCGCTCGCTACCTGCACGAAGCAACTCGCCGGCGTCCAACTCGTGAACGCTGAGCTGGTCACCGCTCCGCTGCCCAAAGGGAACGAATGCTCCGGCGCCGCATCCGCCGTCGGCTGCACCTCGATGGTGAAATCGGCCCGGCCGCCCAACGCCATGTCTGTCGCCGCGCCCGTCACCGGCGTGAGCACCAGGTACGCCGTTGCATCGGCGATCGTCGCCGCGCTGAAGTTCATCGCCACCGCGGCCGCGGCTTCGAGCCACCAGGCCTCGGGATCGGCGGCATCGTCGTAGAGACACGCCCGGAACGCGGGGTAATCGGTGCCATCGGCGATCTGCGCCAACAGCGTCGCCCCGCCGGTGTAGATTCCTTCGCCGCCGAGCAGCCCGGCCAGCACCTTACCGATCGCCAGCGTGCGGTTCTGGATCTGGTTCGCGTCGCGGTACCAAACCTTGTTCCCGCTCGCGCCCAGCACCGCCATCCCGGCCCGGCCTGTCAACGGCATGGTCTACTTTCCTCTTCGGCCAACCGACTGCGCCGATAGCCTGCGCTGCAGCTTCGTGATCTCATCCCGCAGCCGCGCGTTCTCCTCACGCAGCCGTTGCTCCACCCGCCGAGACGCCGGCACGACGATGACCCGCGGCGACGGATCCTCAGGCGGCATGTAGGCAATCACGGCCGCACGTCGCCCGCGTACGGGTCGATCGGCACCAGCTCGACTGATCCGTCCGCCCGTTCCCGCGTCTCGATGTTCATCGGCCAACTGCGCCACGAGACCACGCGGAACCGCTGGCCAGGCTGCAGGATCGGCACCTCGGACCAGCCGTTGAGCTGCTTGACCGCCTCGATCCAGCGCCGGGGATCCTGCGTCGGCGCGTAGAACCGCGCCAAATCCCACAGCGCCTCGCCGGCCTCCAGGCTTTCGACGATCTCCGTATCCTCGACCACGGTCACCCCCGGCTCGGCGCGAAGGTGATCGTTCAACAGCGCGCAGCTCGCCAGCACGAACATCGCCAGGCAGATCCCCAGCACCAGGCTGTCGATGCCGTGCCGTTCCCTCGTTGCCGTACGCGGTAGGCCGTACTCCGTACGCTGCCCCATCACTGCACTCCCCGGGCCGCGCGCAGCCGCTCGCGCAGCCCGCCGATCGCCTCCCGGGCCTGCTGCTCGCTCAGATCGGCGCTGCTCGACACGCCGAACCGCTCGCAGATCTCGTCCCGGACCGCGTCCCGCCCGCTGCCCGTGAGCTGGCCGACGTCGCGCATCAGGATCTGGAGTTGCACCTGCCAGGTCGGCCGCTTGTCCGTGTCCTCGCCCATCACCTGGTCGAGGAACGCGTTCGCCACGGCCCGCTGCGCCCGGGTCTGGGCCCGGCCCATGACCTGGAACGGCGCCTCGTTCTGGTCGGCGCCCGGCGCCTGCAGATCGCCCCGCTGCGCCCAGCCCTCCAGCGTCAACGTCCGCCCGTCGGGCCGCGTCAGGGTCGCCGTCGTGACGCACATTTTCGCCGTCTCGCCGTCGATCCAGCGGCTCGCCCCGACCGCGATGTTCGCCCCGGAGTCCATCGCCAGCTTGACCCGCTCCCGGGTCATTTCGTACTCGTCGATGTAGCTCTGCGCCATCATTCCTCTCCCCGGCCCAGCGGATAATGCCAGGCCTCCACAATCCGCCCCGGCCCGCTCATCGACAGCTCCCGAAGGACCGTCGTGCAGCAGACCACGTCCTTGTCGCCCACCGTCCAGATGTGATCGCCCATCGCCTCGATCACGCCCGCCTCGTCCGACCGGAACGTCCGACTGTCGACCTTGACCAGCGAATAGAGCTTCTTGTCCGCGTCGGACCAGCAGGTCAGGGTCTGCACGATCCCGTAATAGGTCGTCTCGGGGTTGGCCCCCGGCTGGTCCTCTCCGCCCAGGTCCTCGACCGCCCGCATCAACGCCTCACTCATCCTCGTCTCCGCACGCCTCCAGCACCCGCTTCGCCAGCTCGACGTCCGCCTCGTACCCATCGTCGAGCGCGTCGAAGGTCCGTTGCCCGCCCAGCTCGCACTCCGCCGACCGTTGAAACACCCGCATCCGCTTCGCGATCGCCCGCACCCGGTTCGCCAGCTCGCGCACCTGCTTGCGCTTCTCGCCCTCGGTCCGCACCCGGTAATAGCCGCAGCCGGCGTCGCCCACGATCGGCAGGCGGTCGAGCCTGACCAGCTCCGCGATCGCCTCCCGGATCAGCCGGCCGTGGTACGGGTACAGCGCATCCATCCGGAGCATCCGCTTGAGTTTGATCGCGTTCTCACGGCCCACGGCCTGGTCGCTGAAGATCACCTTCAGCGCCTCCCGCAGCCGCTCCGGCGTCTGATAAGGCGAATGCTCCGGCATGGGGCTCTCCTACGCGGCCCGCACGACAAACGCCTCAACGAGCGACGCCGCCTGCTCCGCCCCGAAGTCCTGCGTCCGCTGGCCGCTGTCCCGCGCCGCGTCGACGCTGTTCCAGATCGCCGACCAGTTGCCGGCCGACTCCTCGTGCAACTGCACCAGGAAGGACTGGCTGAACTCGGCGCCGAAGAATCGCTGCAGCTCCTCGGCGGTCACCGCCGCGGCCTCGATCGGCAGCCGCACCCGGGTCCGCACGGCCTCCTGCCGCCGCAGCTTGTGCATCAGCGCGTCGCTGCCCACCAGCACCAGGCCGGGCACCAGGTCGGCCAGGTACCGCACGCACGAGAAGTGCACCGCGCGCATCTCCTCGGCGTTGTCGAGCGCCAGCAGCAGGCCGCCCTTGTTGACCGTCCGGGCCACCTCCGCGGCCATCTGCGCCGCGCTGAAGTTGTGGTGGCACGCGATCCCCAGGCTCAGGCCGATGTCCTGGTAGAAGCCCCGGGGCGAGCAGCGCTCACCGGTCGGCGTCACCAGCGACCGCCGCACCTGCGGCCGGTCGAGCATGGCCATCTGCACCGCCGTGCTCTTGCCCTGCCCGTGCGGCCCCGACAGCACCATGATCCCGCCGGACGACTGCAGCCGATCCAGCGCCTTCGCGACCCGCTTGGTCGTCACCGTCTCGAACCGCTCCAACATGCTTCTGCTCCTTGAAATTGCTGATCCACGCCCGCACGTCGGCGAGCTGGAGGTCATCGCATCCATTCATCGATCGCCGCTTTCGGCTGCCGCCCGCCGGTGATCTGGTCCGCGTCCAACAGCTTGTCGATCGTGTCCGCCGACTGCGCCCGGGCCCGCTCCGTCTTCTCCCGCTCGCCGTGCAGCTCCGCCAAACCGGGCGGGTGCAGGTGGATCACCTCGGCCTTGCCGACCACCGGCGGCTCCGCGGTCCGCTTCGCCCGGTCGGCGACGGCCAGCTTGTCCCGGCCCTTCGCCTCGCGCAGCTTGCCCAGCGTGTCCACCGCCTGCTCGACCTCCGCGGCGTCCACCACGCCCGTCTCGCCGGCGGCGCGCAACAGGCCCAGGCTCTCGTCCACGTTGGCCAGCGAACCCTTCAGCTCGCGGCGGTACTGCGCGCACTCGGCATAGCCGTTGAGGCCTTTCCAGAGCCGCCCCTCGACCGGGTGCGCGATGCAGAACACGCGGCCTTCGAGCAGCACGATCACCCGCCAGATGTCGCCGCGCAGGAACCGCACGTGGACCTTCTCGGTGGGCAGGCTGCCCAGCCGCTCGCCGGTGTACTTGATGCCCTGGAGCTGGAACTGCCCGCCCCGGACCGTGACCTCCTGGTCGTGCATCGCGTCGAGGGCCAGGCGCTGCGGGTCGGGGATCTTCCGCCGCTCCGCCGTGACGTCGCGGACCCAGCGGTCGAGCCGCGACGCGCCGCCGCGGTACCCGCGGTTGTGGAACTTCGCCTGCCAGTCGAGCCAGCGCTGGTTCAGCTCCTCGAGCGTCAACAGCCGGTCCGGCTCGATCTCGCCGTCGTCGGCCATCCGCATCTGTAGCGGCCGCTTCTCCTGCTTGTTGTCCCCGCCGCAGAAGCCCGGCAGCTCGACCTCGAACTTGTCCTTGAGGATGCGGTGATGCCCCTCGATGAAGCCGTGGGGCTGCGGGTTCTCGGGCAGCAGGGTCTCGGTCAACTCGATCCCGAGCACCTCCGCCAGGCGGGTCATGAACCGGCAATGGTGCGGCGCGCCCTTGTCCCAGTAGATCACCTCGGGCACGCCGCAGAACGGCAGACCGGTGTGTGGGCTCGGGAAGATCGCGTCCATCAGCGCGGCCTCGACCACCTCGACGCTGTACGCCTGGTGGTTGCCCTTGAACCAGAACCCGCCCATGATCGCGCCGGACCGGTGGTCGACGAAGTGGAACAGCAGCGGGCGGTACTCCCGCTCCTTGATCTCGCCAGTCTCCAGGTCGACGTACTCCTCCCGGACGAAGAAGTCGCCTTGCCGCTGGTCGGCCTCCCACAGGAAGTTGCTGTACGGGCTTTCCATCTGCCCGCGCCGCTGCAGCTCCCGGGTCCGCTCCTTGCGCGTCTTCATGAACGACGGGTCGGCCTTCTTCAGCGCCCGTTTGAGCGTCGCGTCGGAGCAGCTCACGGTCACGCCGTGGGCCCGCTGCAGCTCTTCCCGATACGTCTCGCACAGCTTCTGCATGTCCCAGGCGCAGCGCCGCGGGTCCTTGCACCAGGCGATCCAGGCCTTCACCTCGTCCGGCGTCAAAGCCTTGAAGATCCCCCGCGTGCCCGGCTCCTTCCGCCGCAACGCGTCCTTGCCGCCCTTCGCATACGCCTTGCAGATGTCGTAAGCCGTGCTCTGCGAGATCTGCAGCGCGGTACACATGTCGGCCATGCCCGCCCGCCGCTCCGCCCGGGGCAGCCGGTTGACCTGCGCTGCCCATCGCGCCCGCAGCTCGATCTCCACAGCCGTCGTGTCGTCGTCGATCCTCGTCGCCATCGGATCCTCCGTACCGCTGCCCGCCCTCAATCCACGTCCAGCCCGCCCGCCTTCGCCCGCGCCCGCAGCGTCTCCGCGGTCTTGCGCATCGCCAGATAGGTCGGCGCCAGCCGCATGTACTCTTCGAAAGCCCGCTGCGGCGGCAACTGCGACGCCACGTCCTGCAGGCAGCGGAAGCGCGGCAGGAACTCGTCGTAATCGATGTCGAACGGCAGCGCGTACTGCCCGTTCTTGTCGACCTCGGGCTCCTCCTCGTCCTCGGCCGGCGCCGGGCCCCGCGCCGTCTGCCCGTCCTCGTCCACCAGCGTCGCGAGGTAATGCTCCACCAGCCTCGCCAGGTCGCCGGTCGACATCTCGAACACGCTCTGCGGCTCCACGTCGTAGCGGTACCGCAGCTCTGCGTCGAGCAGCAGGTACAGCCGCGGCGAGCCGTCCGACATCAGCGCGAACTTGCGCCAGTTCTCCCGCTCTTCGCCGGGCTCCAGCTTGCCGATCAGCGCCGCCTTGCCCTTCGGCAGCTCGAGCCCGTCGAGCGCGTAGACCAGCTCGCAGTAGGTCATCATCTGCTGCGCCCACGCCGCCGACCGGCCCAGCTCGCGCCCCAACACCTCCGGGTCCGCGCAGCCGAGCTTCTCGTCGACCGTGAACCGCTCCCACTTCTCCTTCGCCGGCCGGCCGAGCCACAAGGTCTGGAACCGCAGCCGCAGGTCGCGATCCGTGACCTGGCGGCCGTTCCGGAGGTTGGCCCGCAGCGCCCGGACCTGCAGCTCGCGCAGGGACGTGACCGGCATTTCATCGACCAGACACTCGAAACTGATCGCCTTCCGCCGGCGCGGCTCGGTCCGCTCGATATACCGCTGGATCGAGATCGCCCGGGCCAGGCCGTCATAGACCCCGAACCGCGGTTCGAACGGCCGGTTGGCCTCGCCCTGGCGGACCTCGACGGCCCAGGCCTCCCGCCGGCGCCGCTCCCAGTGGTGGGGACAGCCGCACCACTCGGCCAGCGGATCGGCGATCGGCGCCACCCGCAACGGCGGCAACGTCTCGCCCTCCATCAGCGCGTCGACCAGCCGTTCGACCTGCGCCTCGTCGACCGGGCACGACGCCCGCCCGACCCGGTACGGGTCGATCATCAGCTCGCCCAGCTCGATCGTGACCACTGTCGTCATTTCCACCGCTGCCACCACTACGGCCTCATTTCCGCCCGTACGGGCGCCGCTTGCTGCGCCCCGCTTGCCTGCCCGGCAACCGTCACCACGCCCCCTGCAGCACGTTCCGGTCGGGCAGCCACCCGTCGATCCCCAGCGCCACGGCCAGCAGGTGATGCGTCACGGGCTGCTGCCCATCCGGCCCGAAATCCAGCTCCGGCGGCATCTCGAACCGCGTCGCCTCGACCGGGTCGATGGTGTAGCGCCGATAGCGCACGGGCATCGCCGCCGGCGCCGCGAAGCCGCTCACGGTGGTCTCTTTCAACAGGTCGTCGACCGCCTTGAGCCAATGCACCCCGAGCCCCTCGCCCAGCGCCCGCGCGTCCGGCGCCTGGCTCTCGGAGAGCTGCGCGACACCGGCGATCCCGCCAAACATGTCCTCGCCCAGCCGAATGACCTCGCCCCGCGTCTGCCCGACCACGACCGCCACGTCGAGCCGCACCGCAAACACCCCGCGCAGCCCGTGATCCTCGCCGTACTTCGCCTCGTCGGCCTTCACCGCGGCCTGAATCCGCTCGACCGCCTCGCCCCACGTGTAGCCCGCCTCAGTCCACTCACCCATGATCCAATCTCCTGGTCGCCCGCTCTGCGCTCCACTGCCGCATCGGGACCGGCCTGCCATCCACACCCGCCTGTACCGCCGCCGCATACTCCGCCCCGCCCGCCTCGATCACCGTTTCCGCGCCTCCGGCCGCCCGGGTCAGCTTCAGAAGCAGGTCGCCCAGCTCCGGCGACAGCTCCCGGACGTGCATCGCCCGGCCCTCCATCTGCGCGCGGATCACCACCGCCACAACCGCGCACTCCCGGTCCGACAGCTCGATCACTCCGCCTCCGGCCACGGCCCGCACCCCTGGTCGAACGTGCACACCAGGCCGCGCCTGGTCGCCGCCCGATACTCCAAACTCGCCCCCGACGACATCCGCCAGTTGCCCACGAAATGGACCTGGTCCAGCCCCGGGTTCAGCCGCGCGATCATCTCGATATGCCCGTCCAAATACCGCCCCGTGCCCTCGATCCACGGCCCACAAAGCGGCAGCAAAGTCAGCAAACCCGAGTTGGTATGCGGGCAGATCACCGCATTCCCGGCCCGCCAGAACCGCCACGCCGCCCGCCAGGCGCGCCAGATGTTGAGCAGCCGGCCCCACCAGAACGGCGACCACAGCGGCCCGCTGATGAACACGATCCGCATCAGACTGTCTCCCGCTCTCGCCGCGTCGGTTCTTGCAGCAGCCCGGCCGTCACCAGCCAGTGCCGCGCGTTCGTGCACTGCGCCACGCTGTAGCCCGTCCGCTCCGCCAGCTCCGGACCCGTCCGCGCGCCCTCGCGGCACGCCTGCAGCACGTCGCGCCGCACCGGCGGCAGGTTGCTGGCCACGTCCTGATCCGCCGCGCGAACCTGCTCCGTGAGCCATTTCCAGACCGCCGCGGCGTCGGCCAGGTCAGTCCGGCCCGACAGCTCCCGGACGAACCGCAGGATCACCCGCTGCGCCATCCGCGCCCCCATCTCGGCCGCGGCGCCGCCGGACTTGGCGCCCTTCTGCAGCCGCCGCCATTCCTCGCGCAGGCCGCGCAGGGCGGTGGCCAGGTGCTTGGGCGGTTCCGGGCCCGGCGCCGGCAGCAGCCGCTCCGCCTGCGCTTCGGCCAGCCGCTGAACGGTCGCCTGGTCGACCTGCCGCTTCAGGCGCTGCTCGGCGCAGTGGGCTTGGAAACAGTCGCGCGAGCAGAACTTACGATTGGCGAGCTGCTCGCGGGTCTGACCATTGCACCGTCGAATGACCTTGTTGCACTGCACGCACCGCGGCTTTGGCCGGCCGTCCTGGGACGCCGCCTTCATGCACTTCTGGTCGCAGTACTTCCGCCCGGCAAACTGGTAGGCGCTCTCGGGCTCGCCATTCGCCCTGACCAACCGGATGAGTTGCTGGCCGCAATGGGCGCAGTAGCGCGGTTCGTCGCCCACCGCCGCCAGCGCCTCGGAATGGTGCGCGCACGCCGTACTGCAGTAGGTCCGCTGCTGGTACCCCACGGCGCCGATGGGCTTGCCGCTTGGCGTGGTGTACGGGATCTCCGCGCCGCACCGCGCGCACATCCGCGGCTCGGGCCGCCGAGAGGCCACCGCGCAAGCCCGGTTGCAGAACCTCCGGGCCGCGAACATCTGCGCGGTCTCGTGCCCGTTGCTGCGGTAGAACTGCAGCCGGATCGGCTTGCCGCAGTGCTCGCAGTTGTGGGCCAGGCGCGCCTCGATCTCGGCGACGGTTTCCAGCGCCTCGTGATGCCGTGCGGCGTTCGACCGCGCGGAGCGGCACCGCGGCGAGCAGACGGTCCGCGTGGCGTAGGAGCTCGGCGCGATCGGCTTGCCGCCCGAAGTCACCCACGGGATCGGCTCGCCACACGCGGCGCAAGGGCGGGTCTCCCTCATGGCCACACCTGCCCCGGGTCCGGCACGTGCCGCAGGTCATGCCAACCGGGCAGCCACTCGTCCGGATCGCCGCCCTTCGGGTCCATCAGCGTCAACTCGAAACCGTGACAGATCGCCCGCTTCCCAAGCTGCTTCACGAAGACAGGAATCCCGCAGCCCGCGCACTGGTCGACGATCTGTTCGATCCAGTCGGTGTCACACGCCCGCGCCCCCGGCCCGCTCTCCCCGCCCACGATCACCCAATCAATCCGGTCCGCGATCCCCTCGTCCCGATCCCCCGGCCGCGACAGCGACAACGGCGGGATGATGACCTTCTCGATCAGCGGCTCCAGGCTCAGAAACTCCAAGGTCGAGGGGAGATACTGCAGGTGCCGGCAGGCCTCGTCACACTCGCGCTGCGTGCTGGCCGACGCCCCCGCCCACACATTCCGCGGGCAGCCATATCGCTCGAACGTCGGGCGGTACCGATCCGGACGCTTGCTGAGCAGCAGCCAGTCGAGGTTGGGCGTCTGCTCGATCACGTCCCAGAGCGCCCGCACCTCGCTGTACGGAGCAGCCGGGTCCATCACATCGCACATCGACCCGCAGAACACCCGCCGCCGCTCGCCGGCCTTCTCCGCGGCCTGGTTCCAGCGCAGCGGCTGCGACCAGTAGCTGTTCGACATCACCATCCGCGGCCGGCCAACTCCCCAATGCGCGCCCTTGTGGAGCCACTTGTCGAGGCTCTCGGCATAGCAGTGACGGCAGCCTTCGGCCACGCGGGTGCAGCCCCACCAGGGGTTGAACGTATGGTCCGCCCATTGGATGTGGGTGTGCTGGCCCATCAGCTTGCCCCCCGCACATCCGCCGGCGGCGCCTCGCCCAGCAGCCCCAGCACAGCGAACACCCCGAGCCGACCCAGCTCGACCCCCAACTCCTCGAGTACCTGGTCCGCATCTTCAGACGGATCCCAGCCCCGGTCACGATCCCGCTGCAGCGCGCAGCACAGCCGGGCGGACAGCTCCAACGCCGGCGTGATCTCCGTCGCCCTCGGCAACCGCTCCGCCGCGGCGACCAGCGCCGCCAGCCGATCCTGTGGGCCGAAGCCGATCCTGTCGGCCACTGTCTCACGCATGACCCACCGCCTCATCCCCGCCCGCAACCGGCGCCGCCGGCGCCGGTGCCCCATCCGCCGCATCGCCGTGCTCATAGCCGAGCATCTCCCGGGCGTCCTCACCCCGATCCCGGCACGCCGCGACAAACGCCACGTCGCCCATCCGCCGCGCGCTCACCAGCCCCCGCCCGTCCGGCGCCGCGGCGACGTACCCGAGCTGCGCCCCGCACCGCGCCAGGATCACCAGCTCGTCGCACCCGAGGGCGCGCCGGAGCTGGTCGGCTTCGTGATGGCTGGGCAGGCGGCGTGACATGCTCAGCCCTCCGCCTCGACCAACCGCATCCGCGCCAGCTCCGCCGCCGCCTCGAGCTGCTCCGCCTCCGCCTGCTCCGCCGCCGCTTCTGCCTGCTGCTCCTGAATCTCGATCAGCGGCACCAGGTGCGGGCCGTTGCCCCGCACGAACAGCAGGTCAATCCAGCGGTAGAGCGTGGTGAAATGGACCTTAAGCTCGACCGCGACTTCCTCGACCCCGCGCGTCGGGACTTCGCGCTGCAGGTACGCCTGCAGCCCGCCCTTCGCCCGCAATCGGTGATGCACCCGCTTCATCTGCGGCGTGTAGCGGTCCCAGAGTGGAATTCCATGCGCCGCCACTGTTGCCATTCGCCTCTCCACTAGAGTAGCCCTCCAGTTGGTTATAGTCGGGCTCTAGTGTGATGTCAAGGGCTCTATCTAGATTTCTTGCCAAACGACTTGCGTCTCACGCTAGTTGGGTGGCATAGTGCTAGTGGGTTAGCAGAATGGGTGCCCGATGACGCTAGTGGGTTAGCGATTGGTGGCCGGCATGGAATTGGCGTCGGTCCTTCGCGAAGGGCGGGCGAAGGCCCAGATAACTCAGGCGCAACTGGCTGAGAAGCTCGACGTGCATTTCACAACGGTCTCCCAGCGCGAGCGCGGGGTGGCGGAGCTTCCTGCCGATCAGCTACGGCGTTTCGCCCAGGCGACCGAGCAGTGGCTATGCGTCTCGCCGGATGGGGAATGGCAACTCGGCCCGCCCGGCTTGCCGACGCGCTCCGATCCCTGGCGGGAGGAACGCTCGGGCGACCAAGCCAAGCCCCAGGTCGAGCTGATGGTCTACGGGCATGTTTCGGCCGGGCCCGGCATCGTCAATGAGGAAGATGGCCAGTGGCTCGACATGATCGAGGTCTGGCGGCGGCATGTCGACGGCGTCGCGCTGGTCACCGGCGATTCGATGGAGCCTATGCTGCGCGAGGGTGACTGGGTCGGCGTGCGGCTCGAAGAGGACATGCCCCGTTACGGCGACATCGCGGTGTTCCGCAACGGGTGGAGCCACGAGGTACAGATCAAGGTCTGGGGTGGCATACGTGGGGAGGAGGCGACGCTGCTGTCCCTCAACCCCACGCACGGCCCGGTGCATCGGCGGCTGGGCGAGCTGCAGATCCTCGGCGTAGCCTACGGCCTGCTCCGACCTGGCCGGCTCCGGGCGCCGTGGTAGACACCAGGATCGGTACAACCATATATAGGTACGGCACGGGAGGGTGAGATGGCATTTCCGAGCGCCAAGCAGATCCGGGCGAACACGACTTGCCGGCGGGTAGCCTGGTCCAGTTGCCTCGATCATCCGTCGCCGCTGTGTGATGCTCTGGACGGCAAAGTGTTCCTCGCGAAAACAGCGCCATTCGACCCACCGCTCTTCGACGGCTGCGAGTGCACCTGGATGGAGGTCGGTGACGACGAAGTCGGCGACGTCGATTGGTTCGACCCGGACGAGCCCGGCATGCGGGCGTTGCTGGCCGAACGGGGGATCCGCGTCTAGCACGGGAGGGCACGATGGCAGACTTGGCACGCCTCGAAGAGCTGCAGCAGTTTCGGCAGGCTCGCACCCTGACCGACGACGAGTTGCGCGACGAGGCCCGGATTCACACCGCCCTGGGCGACCGGGCAGCGGCCGTCGAATGTCTCAAGCAGATCGGCCAGGCGGCGCCGGCGCTCGACCTGTCGGAGCGGCTGGGCGAACTGCTCGAGCGCCGGGCCCAGGATCGGTTGTCGACCGCCGGTCTGGTTGAACTGGCCAGCCTGCTCCGCCAGGCCGGGCGAGCAGACGAAGCTGACGAGATCGCTGGCTCGGCCATGACTGACTATGGTATCCAGACCAACCTCTTCGCCCCGGCGATCGAGGCCGACCGGATCGAAGCAGAGCTGCGTGCGCAGTTGCCCTGGTGGCAGGGCAACGCTTCCCCGATGCTTCTGTTCGTGGTCGCGATGGGAGTGATCTTCCTGGTCATGTGGTTGGCGAACATCAACGCCGAGGCCCACTTCTGAGCAGCCGATGCCACCTGAATCCCGATCACATAATCCCGGAATCCCCGGTCGACCCCCACCTCTATTCCGAAATCATCCGCCCAAACCCCACCGCTAGTTCCGATTATCCCTGATCGTCTGCA